GTTAGCAAGTGTACCTGCATCTAGCAACTGACGGAGAGCCGTAGTTGCTGTACGGCTCAATCCGCCAATCATGTGAATGAGTCCGAAGCCATAAAATCCAAGTCCTGGCAGAAATTTGAAGTGGACGAAATATTGGATCTTATTCTTCTTCAGATCATCGGGCGCATAGTTCCTTCTGATAGAAAGAACTGTTCGGCTACCTTCGTCAACAGTGACGATGTAAGGTAATTTTATTCCTGTTGGTTCTCCATCGGATCCAACATCTTCGAAACCTTCTAAGTCTAAATTAACATGACACTCTAACAAAGTGTACATGCTTTCTTGTTTTCCAGTTTTTTTAGTTCCGTCTAGCTCACGCTCTTTTTTTTCTAAATCATTTTTTTCTACATTATCTGGTGGTCCTAATTCTACATCTCTGTAAAAACCAGACACTTGTTGTTTTCGTAATTCATTCTCTGATACTTTAACGACATGTATTATAGCTTCTGCATCATCTAAACTAGTTGCTGTGTATGGAACAACTAATTCATCTGCAGGGACAAACTTTGATACAACTCTACCCATAGGCACATCGTAGTAAACTTTTTTAAATGTAGAACCAGCTAATGGTAAATGAAATAACATAGAATCAAACTCTGCTTCATACTCTTTCATTTCATCCATGATTAAATAATTCATGTAATCTTTAACACGTTGTGCTTGTAATTCTGTTTGTGGATTTTTAGCACCTACTATTTGTGTTCTAACCGGTCCGTCACTTGGTAATAATTCTTTGTAAGCTTGTGCCTGAAACTGTGTTACAGCTTCTGCTAACACTGGGTGTGTTGCACCACTAGCTCCTTGAAATGGTTCTGTTCTGTTTTCGTATTTAAATCCTAAAAGATCTAAACCTTGTGTGTAAGATCTCTCCCAATCTTTTCTAGAAGATTTATAATCCATAAAATTTTGAACCATTTCATTTCCAATAGGTTCTAAATTATCTTCTGGTAAAATATCTGCTAAGTTATCGAAGTGATCTTCTGTTCCAGGTACATTTATAGCTCCTGGTTCAAAGTCTAAAGTTACTCCACCATCTTCTTCTGGTATGACCTCTACAGGTCCTTTTTCTACAACATCCTCTTTAACATCAACCTGTAGCTCATCCTCACTTGGAATATTTACTTCAGTACGTGTGTTACTAGGGAGTCCTTTGTCTATTTCTGCCATATATTACTCCATCGTTCTTGTAGCATAGTTTCTAAGAGAAGCCAAGCCTTCTGAGTTTGGTCCTCTTTCTGGCGGAGGGCCTGAAGAAACACCAGCTTCTTTTGCAATACCACCACCTGCAAATTTTTTTAAAAGTTTAAGTGGTCCAGGTAATGGTGCTATATCTATTATATTTCTTACAGGTAGAGCAGATAATCTTTTTGAACCTGGAATCTTGTCTATTAGTTCTTGAATAATACTTTGTTTTTTTCCAAACTCTTTTCTTTCAGGTGTTGTCATATCTGTTTTAAAAACTTTTTCATCTCCAGATAAACCTGCAAACGTCTTAGCTTTATCCACACCTTTTAATAAAAAATTGCCATCTTCACCTACTTTAAAATATCCAAGAGTTCCTTTTAATTCATTAGGCAACATTTTATTTGCTTCTTTGGATAATTTTGCTGCTTTGGCATTTTCTATTTCTAATAGCTTTTTATAATTTTTTGGTTTTTCAGTAATTAATTTTTCTTGTCGTTCAGCAATTTTTCTAATTTCTAAATCGTATCCTTCCGCAGCTCTGTTAACTGATGACTGTAAGGGTCCAGTGTTTGCAGTAGAAACTAAAAAACTTTTTAATTTAGGAGCAAAGTGTGCAAAGTTATTTATCTTGTCCATGCTAATTGCAGAGCCTTGAGCTCCTTTTATAAACTCTGATTGTTTTATGTTTTGTGTTGCTCTCTTATCTACTTTTACTTTTTTACCAAAATTTTTAAACTTTAATCCTTTTCTTTCTGTTTCTTTTCTAGTTAATATTTTTTCGTTTCTAAAATCTTTTCTTGTGTAGTCTTTGTATTTTGGATCATCTATTATTTTTTGTATCTCTGTATCAGTTCTTAATGTATGTTGATTTTTACCAGTTGGGTTTCTATTAAAATCTTTTGGCGTTCCATCTTTAAATCCTGGACGCGTAAGGTACGCCATCATCTGCCTGTATTCAGATACTTTCATTATTCACCTAACATGTAAGCAAGACCACCAGCTGCTTTTTTAATTGGTGGAGCGTCTTTTCTAACTTCTTCTAAAATTTCTGATATGTCATCAATTCCATCTTCAATATCTTTCATCTTACCATCTTTATCAGGAAAAATAGTAACTTCATCGTATTGAGATGGGAGTTGCCCAACATCCTCCTCCATCTTAGGAGGTGTATATTCCATAACCTCCTCTTTATAACTTACTTCTGGATCACCTTTTTTAATTGTAATTCTTTGTGTTCCGTCTGAAACATTTTCTTCTAAAGAATAGTTTTTATAATTATATTCGGTAACTCTGTCCTCTGCGCCTTTACCTTGTTTACCAAACATTTTAATTTTATTTACAAGATCAAAAAAATAAGTTGGTGCAACATCTATTCCTCTCTCAGCTGCTTTTTTAATAGTAGGAGCTAATGGTGCTAAAAATTTTAATTTACCTAAAATTGGTAGAGACATTAGTCCACCACCTATCATTTTTAAAATACTTCTTCTCTTAGGATCTTGAGGTCCGTCTTTTAATCCAACACGCCCTCCACTTGCAAACAAACCTGAACCTTGTAAAAGTTGCATTAAATTATTTAATCCTTCATACCCTAACTCTGTCCCCAGTAACTGTCTTTCTAATTTATCATCAGCCCCTGGCATTAAAAATTTTTTTAAACCTTTAAATATACCCGTGCCGCTTTTTAAACCAACACGTCCACCTTCATTGAATCCAATAACTGGTCGTAATGCTTCTCCAAGACTAAGAAGTTCAGTTGCATTAAGGGTAGATAGAATAGGGTGTTTTCTATTTGCAAATATACTTTGAAAGATTCCACCATCTGGACTTAGTCCTTCCATCATACTAGCTAAGAGTCCTTTTTTAAAACCAACACGTCCACCACCTGCTAAAGATTGTAAACCTTTTTTAAAATCGTCAGGACCATATTTTGGCATTGGAACTGGTTTTAATCCTCTCTCGCTCTCAGGCTGTGATTCTAAAAGTTTGTCTAAAAATCTTTTTACTGCTTCTTGTCTCTTCTTCTCTTGAATCTTCATACCCTCCATATACATTTTCTGTTCCTCGGTCATGTTATCAAAATCAGGGCTTACAGAAAAACCATCTTTCTTCATTGGAAGAGATAAACCAGTATTAAAACCAATACGACCACCATCTGCTGCTGTTTGATACGCCTCTTCTGGTAGAGAAAGAGGTCCACCTTGTTTTATATCCTCTTGCATCAAACCTTTCATTCTTGGATCTTGCATACCAGTTTCTTCAAATATGTTATACATTTGTTTTAATTGTTTATCTTTTATGCTACCAGGTTCAAAAGCTAACAAATTAGACTCTGGTAAACCATTTATAATACCTTCTTCATCTAACATTGATAAATTACCTGGAAGAGATTTTTTAGGACCTCCTCTAATCGCACCAATAATTTTTAAAAAAGCACCTATTTTAGGATTCGCACCTATAACTTTTCCAAACTTATCAAATATTTTATTTGTTATGAAATTTTTTGTAGCTGTTCCTGCTCCTCTTTTTACTTCTTCTATAATTTTCTTTTTTGTTGTAGTGTCCGTAAAATTATTTGAAGGGCCACTATCATCATCTCTACTTGGGGATGTTGAAACTGATTTTGCTGCTGCAGAAGGTGCACTATATTCTCTACCTGAAACATCTTTACCTTCACCAGAACCTATTCTTAAACCAATACGTCCACCATCAGCTTTCTTATCTTTGTCTTTTTTAGAAAGATTTTTTAGTGGATCTCTAGGATTAAAAGGTTTACCTTCATCATCAAATTTCATCTTAACTACAGTGTCATCGAACACTTCGTCTTTTTTAGGATAGTTTTTAAATCCAAAAAATTCTCCTACTTTACTTTCGCTAGGAGCACCTTTTTTAGGTTTATAAATATTATCTATTTGAGCTTTCATAAGTTCGGTTAACTCACCAAACTCTCTTTGTGCAAAATCTAAAACTTGTTCTCTCTTCATGCCCATGCTGGCAAGGTTACGTGCTGCGTTTAAAAAAACTAAAAATGGACTCATTAATAATAAACTCTAGTTGGTTTTTCTGCCTTTTCATCTACGTAATCTTCAGGATGGTCGATCAGACCTCCCTGTCTGAATCGCATAATCGCTTGTGTCGTAGAATCCACAAGGTCATCATGATCGCCATATGGAAACGCTGCGCACTCCTCTATGACTTCCTCAGCGAATTTTTGCTCAGGAGCCCATATCATACCAGATTCAAACAAAGGTGCAACAGCATTTACACGTGCATGCTTGTCGTTTCCTTTTGACGGACTGAAGTTGACAACCGGTATATCCATCTTTCTTAACTCGTATGTAAGAGGCAAACCAGATGCTTTTGCCTCAACAATAACAGTTTCTGGCTTCCAGTAATCGTATTGTTCAAGGGCCAATCTCCGTAACTCAGGGAACTCGTACCTACCTTTGATGGCATCAAGAAGTATGAGATTAGCCCCTTCATCCTCACTAGGATACCAAATACCCCATGTGGTGATAGCTGAATAGTCTGCAGTTTCTTTTTTTAGAAAAGCTGTATCGTAAGATTGTATAACATGTTGTAGCTGTGGAATATCTTCATCGGTATAAGTTCTCCACCATTCACGTTTTAATATTGCTCCTTCTTCTGCTGTTGGGTTCTGCATCCATTGTGCATTCCATTTAGCAACAGGCAGTGTTGCTTTTACTTTTTCTAATTCATCTTGCTTCCAATACTCAGGCCACACTGGTCCGTGTTCCATGATTGCCGGAAATTCGACCACGTGCCATTGATCAGCTTTAGGTTCACTCTGGTTCTTGACCAGCATACCTGTTAGATCTTTTGTGCTCCATCTAGTCATAACCAAAACTATTTTACCACCTGGTTGCAAACGCTGACGTGGACCTGATGTATACCACTCGTATGCTCCCTCTAATGCAGTCTTGGACATTGCGTCTTGTTCAGAATGTGGGTCATCAATTATCAGAAGGTCCGCACCCCTTCCTGTAATTGCACCACCGACACCAGCAGCAAAGTATTCACCACCATCTGAGGTTTCCCATCGCCCTGCTGCTTTGGAGTCTTCTTGTAATCTTGTTTTAAAAATTTTTGTATAATCTTCAGAGTCAATTAAATTTTTTGCTTTACGTCCAAACCTTATTGCAAGTTCTGCTGTGTGTGTTGCTTGAATGATCTTGAGCTTTGGATTACGGCCCACCATCCATGCTGGTAACAAGTATGATGCAAATTCTGATTTAGTATGTCTTGGTGGCATATTAACTATCAGACGATTTATTTCGCCCGTAGCTAATTTATTAAATTTATCTGCGATGTGTCTGTGGTGGGACCCCTCTACAAAATCTGGCCACACACATTTTACAAAAGATAAGAAATCCTGTTTAGCTTTATTCTGTATCTTTTTTTCAGCATGTAACACTTGAAGTTGTTTGAAGGTCTTCCTGACATCCGCAGGTAATTTTTCTATATTTACCTTATTCAAGTCCATGGTACCAATATGTTTTCAGTATACACGAATGTGTAAATC